CGGCGCCCCTCTTTTCCTAGGAGGATCGAATGGCAAGCGTGGTTGAGATCTGCAATCTGGCACTCGCGCACCTCGGCGACGATGCCTCCATCGCCAGCATCGACCCGCCGGAAGGGTCAGCTCAGGCCGAGCACTGCGCTCGGTTCTACCCCATCGCCCGGGACAGCCTCCTTCAGATGCACGCATGGAACTTCGCGTCTCGTCGCGCACTGCTCGCGCAGGTGACGATGCCGTACACCATGTGGAAGTATTCGTACGCCTGTCCGAGCGACATGATGGTCGCCGTCAGCGTGCTGCCAAATAACGCAGAGAACGACTACGCAGCCAAGTTCGTTCCCAGCGACACCCCAGACTTCCTGCACAACTACGCACCGCTCGTTGCAGCTGGGCGTTACGTTCCGCAGCCGTACAGCATCGAAACCGACACGCTCGGCAACAAGGTGTTGTATACCGATCAAGAGAATGCGCTGCTGCGATACCAAGCGCTCATCACTGACCCGACTAAGTTCGACCCGCTGTTCGTCATGGCGCTGTCGCACCACCTTGCCGCCATGCTTGCCGGCCCGGTCATCAAGGGCGATCAGGGGGCTGCGGAGGGCAAGCGGCAGGCGCAGATGATGATGGCCTACCTGCAACAGGCTCGCATGTCTGACGCCAACCAGCGCAACATCAAGCCAGAGCACATCACGGGCTGGATCGCAGGACGCTGACCAATGCCAAACACCCGCATCTACAACAGATCGTTCGCTGGCGGCGAGCTGTCGCCGGAGATGTTCGGGCGCATTGATGACATCAAGTTCCAGACCGGAGCCGCCAAGCTGCGGAACTTCATCCCAACCCCGCAGGGTCCGGCAGAGAACCGGCCTGGCACGTTCTACGTTGCAACGGTCAAGGACAGCACCAAGAGCACGCGTCTTCTGCCATTCACGTACAGCACGACGCAGACGATGGTGCTTGAGTTTGGGCAGGGCTACATCCGATTCCACACGCAGGGCAGCACGTTGCAGGCCGGGTCGCCGGCTGCATACAACGGCGCGACCGCCTACGTGGTGGGGGACTTGGTGTCCTCGGGCGGCACGAACTACTACTGCATCGCGGCCACGACCGGCAACGCACCGCCCAACGCCACGTACTGGTATCCGCTGCCCTCGAGCGCCTACGAGATCCCGTCGCCCTACCAAGAGGCCGACCTGTTCTCGATCCACTACGTGCAGTCGGGCGACGTCCTGACGCTCGTGCACCCAAATCACGCGCCTCGTGAACTGCGCCGCCTTGGTGCCACGACGTGGACTCTGACAACGATCACGTTCGTCGCTCCGGTCGCAGTGCCTGGTGCCCCAACGGTCACGGCCAGTCGAGGTGACGCGCTCAACATCACGGGCATCACGCAGGCAAACCCAGGTGTTGTGACTACGGTCGGCAATCACGGGTTCGCCATCGGCGACAGCGTGTACATCAACGGCGGCACGATGACGCAGTTGAGTGGGTTCTACCTCGTCAACACGACGCCAGCCACGAACACGTTCTCGGTCAAGGCGTACGACACTGGCATCCCGGTCAACACGACGACCTACACCGCATGGAGCAGCGGCGGGTTCGTGCAGTTCGGCGACAAGAGTCTGGACTTTGACAATTACTACGTCGTGACGGCCATCGCTCAGAACGGGGTGGATGAGAGCGCGGCAAGTCCGACCGGCAACGTCATCAACAACCTGAACGCCATCGGCGCCAAGAACACGATCAGCTGGAGCGCAGTCGCGGGGGCGCTCCGGTACAACGTGTACAAGCGTCAGAGCGGCCTGTTCGGCTACATCGGACAGACGGCTGCCACGTCGTTTGACGATGACAACATCGCGCCTGACATGGGCATCACGCCGCCCATCGTTGAAACCCCGTTCAGCAGCGCGAACAACTACCCGCGCTCAGTGTCGTACTACGAGCAGCGGCGCGTCTTTGCCGGCACGAACAATGCTCCGCAGACGATCTGGATGACGCGCTCGGGTACGGAAAGCGACCTGTCGTACTCGTTGCCGGTCAAGGACAGCGACCGTATTAGCATCCGCGTGGCTGCCCGCGAACTCAACACAATCAATCACATCGTCCCGCTGACGCAGTTGCTGCTGATGACCAGCAGCGCGGAATGGCGTGTCAGCCCGATCAACTCCGATGCGCTGACGCCGACCACGATCAGCGTGCGCCCGCAGTCGTACATCGGTGCCAACGACGTCCAGCCCGAGATCGTGAACAATACGGTCGTGTACTGCGCTGCTCGAGGCGGGCACGTGCGCGAGCTCGGTTACTCGTGGCAGGCTAGCGGCTTCGTGACGGGCGACCTGTCCATCCGGGCAGCCCACCTGTTTGACGACCTGACGTTGGTTGACATGTGCTACAGCAAGAGCCCGCAGCCAATCCTGTGGTTCGTCAGCAGCAACGGCAACCTGTTGAGTCTGACCTACATGCCCGAGCAGCAGATCGGCGCCTGGGCTCAGCACGACACGCTTGGCCTGTACGAGTCGTGCACCGCCGTTGCCGAGGGCAATGAGGACCGCCTGTACGTCATCGTCAAGCGCACGATCAACGGGAACTCGGTGCGCTACATCGAGCGGATGGCTAGCCGGCAGATCACGACCCTTGAGGCGTGCTTCTTCGTGGACGCGGGCCTGACGTACGACGGCACGAACACCACGGCAACGACCGTAACTGTTTCTGGCGGCACGACTTGGGGTCCGTCCGACGTGCTGACGATCACGGCTAGCAGCGCGATCTTCGCTTATCCGGCCACGACCGACGTCAATGACGCCATCGTCCTGACCGATTCGGCGGGCAACAAGTACCGCCTGCGGATCATCGGTACGAGCAGCACGACGGTGGCGACGGCACGGGTAGACGTCACGCTGCCCGTCGCCCTGCGCAACACCGCCACGACCGTCTGGGCGTTCGCCAGAGACACCGTGAGCGGTTTGGCGCACTTGGAGGGGGCAACGGTCAGCATCCTCGCTGATGGGGCCGTACAGCCGCAGGAAACCGTCTCCAGCGGCACTGTGACGCTCGACCGGGCCGCAGTCCTGATCCACGTCGGCCTGCCCTACGAGAGCGATCTACAGACCCTGCCGGCGGTGATGAGCATCGACGGTTACGGGCAGGGGCGTTATAAGAACGTCAACAAGGCATACTTGCGGGTGTTTAAGTCGAGCGGCATTTTCGTGGGCCCGACGGCGGACCGACTCGTGGAGGCCAAGCAGCGCACGACTGAGCCATACGGCACCCCGCCGAGCCTGAAGTCCGACGAGATCGACGTTGACTTGAAGCCAGCCTGGCGGGCCGGCGGCCAGGTCTACATCCGGCAAGCCGACCCGCTGCCCCTGACGGTCGTGGGTCTGACCCTTGAAGTTGCGCTAGGAGACTGACGATGAGCCAATTCTCATTGATGCGTCCAGAGTTCTCGCTGACCCCGGGTGACGTGCCGACCGTCGGCGAACGGTTCACGCTCGGATCGCAGTTGGCCGAGGGCTTGCAGATCGGCGGCAACATCGCGTCGATCTTCGGCGCGTTTACCGGGGCCATCGGGTCGTACTACTCGCTGAAGTCACAGCAGAACCAGCTCAAGATGCAGGCGCAGAACGCGGCGTTCTCCGCGCAGATGACGCGCATCAACCGCCGGGCAGCAGAATTCACCGCCACGCAGGTCGGGCAGCAGGGTCAGGCCGCAGCCGGCCAGTACACCATGCGGGCAGGTCAGGCCCGTGCAGGCGCCCGCACGGGGATGGCTGCTCGAGGCATTGCGCTTGGGCAGGGGACGGCCAAGGAAGTCGTCGCCAGCATGGACCTGGTCAAGGAGATCGACCGGCTCGCCATCAACGCATCGACCGTACGGGCGCAGGAGGCTGCCCGGTTGCAGGCGTTCAACCTTGGCACGCAGGCCACGATGGCTGAACTGTCGAGCCGGAACCTGTCGAGCGCAGCCGGCACGATCATGCCGGGATTCGGGGCGGCTACCAGCCTGCTCGGCAGCGCGGTCGATATCGGCGCCAACTGGGCCCGTAACAAGCGCATTGACGAACTGCTGCAAGGCGTAGCCACCGAACGATTCTGAGGTACTCATGCCAACCGTCCCGACCACCTTCGTCCCGCAAGTCACCCCGCCCGGAGGTGGTGACATCGGCCAGTTCCAGGCTCCCGCCGTGGAGCCAATGCGCAACTACACTGGCGAGCAGGTCCAGCAGTTCGGCCAGCAGTTGACCCGCGCAGGCATGACGGCGTTCAGCATCGGCGACGCGATGCAGGACCAGATTGACGAGGCCGCTGCCAAAGAAAGCGACGTCGCATTCCTGCAACAGGCGAACGAGATCATGCGGGGCCAGAACGGCTACATGAACACCGCCGGCAAGGACGCCGAAACGTCATACGTCAGCGTCAACGAGCAGTTGATTCAGGCCGGGCAGGCGAGCATGGACCGCCTGAACGATGGCCAGAAGCGGCTGTATCAGAACGTGCTTGCCCGCAACATGATGACCTTCCAGGCGCAGGTGCAGACGCACCGCGACCAGCAGGTCAAGGTCTACGCTGGGAACGAGGCCACCGCCCGAGCCAACCAGTACGTCAACCTTGCCATTCAGGACTACAAGGAGCGCGATGCCGTCACGACCGACGGGCTCCCGACCGGCGCATACAACACCAACCTAGGCGTGGCGCTGAACGAGATCCGCACCGTGGGTCGTCTGCGCGGCTACGCCGAGGACAGCGCCCAGATGCGCGAACT